ACTTAAGTCAAAATCTAGGAATATTACTATTCCTAGACCCTAATACTTGAGTATCAGGAAAACTACTCTAACCCCCGAAGGGTTCAGAAATAGTTATGACACGTTAGGTGCTTCCCTTCTACGATCGTAATGATCGTGGAGAGGGCTTGCTATATTTAATTATAACAAACCCTTTCCCAGGAACGTTTCAGTAAGGTTTGAACTGTTTAAGACTCCCTTTAGCAAGGATGTTCTTGACAGAACGAACTATTACTGACCTATCCCAGAGAAGTCGGATCTTATTCCCAGATAGACGGGTACCCTGAGTGAGTAACCCTTTCTTACGAGATAGTTCAAAGGTTGCACGCAAGTGCATAGCCAATGAACCTATCGCAAGAAGAGTTATCTCTTCCAGGATATCCATCCTTTGGGGAACAAGAGCCAAGCCCTCCCATACTCGCTTACGGAAAATAATCCCTAAAGCGGGTACGGGAAGAGAAGCATTGTCTCGGGAAGCTAGGAATTCCTCCAGTTTCATTTCCAGTCGGCTTTGAACCGATAGGAAAGGAGATTGGAAGAGAATCCAAAGCTCATCCCAGGTATCGAGGTTGCCTTTAACCTCAGGTAATCGAGAAGGAATACGAGATAAGACCTTATCTTTCAATAAGGTATTATCCCATATATATTTCTCGGTAGAGTTAAGAGCCTTCATGAAGGTTTGCGATGTTACTCGCTTTTCTTCATTTAGGTAAGATATGTAAGATGCTAAAGATAAACTCTTTTTAACATCTTGCATAACCTCGGAACAAAGAGGAGACCCGAAAGGGGCCTCTAAGTTCCCTGATTGGACTGTGAACGCTGGTAAAGTACGAAAGTACTTAAACCAACGTCCATAGGCCCAAACAGTTCTTAACTCCTCATGACCAATAGCTTTATCAGCTAAAGGAAAATGAGACTTAAAATCAAAGGCATGTCAATAGTCTGGTCAAGCATTGAATTCTCAACCACGATCTAAAAGTTCGTCTCAAAGAGCAAACAACCTTTCAGTTGTCTGTTCAAAGAGTCGACCCAAAGATAGTGGTGAAATATCCAAGCCGTCTTCAACAATATATCGGGATGCAAACTCAACTCCCCATCGTTTATCATTTCTGATAACCGATTTTGGAAGTGAGATTGACACACCGATATCTGCCATAATTCTCTTATAAGCTAAGGCTACCTCCTTATTGGCAATGACAATGTCATCACCAAGAATGAGGTAATCCCCAAATTGGTTAATTCCACATGACATTCCAGCCATGCGGACTAGGTAGTGATGCGTTAAAGCTATCACTGCCCAGGATGAGTAAGTCCCTATACCCTGACCAGCTCGGTACATTAATGCACCGAACTGTTTAGAGTAGAAGGGTTCACCCACCATTACCCAATACCAAGCAATCCATACACGTCATCTCCTTTTGGGGAAGAAGTGTTGGAGTACTTGGGCTTGTAAAAGAATAGGTATACGATCAGTAGCAGCAGATAAGTCTAGAGAATACACGTCCTTACCAAGGGCATGCATCTCTAAGGCTCACTGGCGCACTTTACGTTGATCATATGTAGCATCTTGGGGTAAACCCTCAAGATATTCCATAATGATTGCGTGAAGTGGCTTTAAGGTTAACTGAGTTAATCAGTCCCTTAAGGCAATATAACGTCACTTGCCAGCACCATCTGTAAAACAAGCTAAACGACGCACTTTTGCGAAGTTTAGTAAGTTATGCAGATGACCACCTTTAGAGGAATCTTTAAGAGATCAAATGCGATCTCATCCTAATCATTGAAGGAGTCCACGTGGACCTCGGATTGCTCCGGGAGCCACTGGACCCAACATTGATTGGATGAAGTCACAAATGACTTCACAAGATCCTACTAAGATGGGACGCTGAGCAAATGCCAGAATATCCGCTAGACGTGAAAGTACATCAGGACCGTTAGGCCCCCTTGCTTGTCAAGTCGAAAGGTTCAATGAACCCGGAGACCACAAGTGAGAGGGATTACAGTCCTTTTGGACCTTCACACCTACTGCTATTGGTGGTAAACCAAGCAGACCTCGTGTATCGTTACGACACAAATAGTTGGAAGTCAACTTAAAGATTCTGTAAAGAGTCTTAAAGGAGACCTCCTCATATACTGTTTCCAGTTTATGAGGGCCTTCTATCTGTATGTAGCGATATGCTCGGAAGTAGGACAAAAGGAGAACTCGTTCTGATGGTTCTCACCTTTCGGTAAGAATCGGAACTAGATACCCGGGGACTGGGAGTGTATGACTTGTCTTTCGTCATACACCCCTTTGGTCCACTGGAGTAATAGTCCCTATCAGGAAGTAATTCTTGATAATCAGGAAATCCTCCTTAAGTCACTTAGCAACAACATATGAATGACCCTTCTTGAGGAAGGTCTGTTGACCCACGAAGGCCCACTTAAGGACCTTCTTAACCTTGGGAGTGGCGAGCTTATTTACAAGTTCGTACACACCAAGTAGGATCTTCAGATCTCCCTTTCGTCGGGAAATCATACGTTGTTGTTGGTCATTTCTGACTTTTTCCTTACCCCTTCCTTCTTTGGAAAGGTGAGGAAAAGGAAAGGAAAGCCCCAGCATACCCCTTAAATAATTTAAGGGATACACCAGGACCTGGAGCGCCTTCTCTAGTTGCTTTGACTTTGCAACTAGAGCCGGATACTTCACCGCTTTGCGGGCCCTTCTGTAAAGAAGGTGCTTTATGTGAACGGTAAAAATTCAGCGACACCAGGCTAAGAACCTTATTATGATAACCATAGTAAAGTT